TTGAGAACAAACGTGATTTGGGAGGCCAACGAGGTTATTTCGAATGGTCAAAACAAGTAAAAGTAAGGTCATTTAAAAATGATTTTCCTAATACTAGAGTTGAACCAGTAGTTATTCACCTTGAAGGCCCACCAGGAAGTGGGAAATCTCGTAGTGTCGAGAAGATTGCTAAAGCTCTTTGTCAGCAATTCGGTTATCATAGTAGTGTCTGGAAAGACCATACTTATTATCGAAGTGCTGCCACCGACCATTGGGATGGTTATCGTGGTCAGTTAATAACTGTTTTAGACGATTTTGGATATTCTTCCCCATTAGAAGAAGATTCCAGAAAAGAATTATTACAGTTAGTCTCTGACTGCGACTACATCTTACCAATGGCTGAGTTGCGGGAAAAAGGGATGAAGTTTTTGAGTAAATTCATTATCGTCACCTCAAACATGTTAACTACGTCTATCCATGAAAAGGGATGGTCATGTCCTGATGCCTTCTTTCGAAGAGTCAGTCCATGTTACCAAATTACCAAATCAGGATATCGTAAACGAACGTTTGTTTGGGATGAGGAGTATATGAATGGTTCTCAAAATTCTACGAAGATCCAGTCACATTGGGTTAACTCGAAAGTAATTTCGGGTCCCCCTTCTGTGATCACCATTGTTCAAGAAGCTATGGAAAAGTTCCATCGTTTTACCTCGTCAGAGGGAAGACGTGTTTGGAACCAAACCATTCTTAATGAAACTAGTGAATTGCCGGGTCTATCGATGGAATTCTCATTAGAGAAACTTCCTCCAAATTGTGTTTCAGTTTATGCGATTGCAGAACCTCTCAAGGTTCGAACAATCACAAAACCTATGGCACAAACTTTTGCCTTAAAACCAACTCAACTCGCGATGTTTGAAGCTCTTAAACAATATCCTTGTTTCAGTCCGAATAATGGACCAGATTATGATCTTAGTCAATTGGGTAAACCCGATTCACAAAAGACATTTTTATCCGGAGATTACACGGCTGCAACAGATGAGATTGATATAAGAGTTTCTAGAGCGATCATGGAAGTCCTTGCCGAAGAATTTGTCAATGATAACAAGAGTTATATTGCAGA